ATTTTAAAAATAAGGTCTGGAAAATCAAAACGGTACAACATTGTACCAGCGACGGAGGTTGAGGGCCAAGTACCGGAAGCAACGCGCACAGGAGTGCGAAAAATATCATTGCAATGCCAGTCGGGCTCACAAACTGCGCCGCCTTTTTTTGAAATATATAGATTAGTAAGGGAAGAGACAGGTGTTTGTTCATCGAAAACAATACCTTTTTGGTCTGTAGACGTTAATCTAGGGGTTACTTTATCAACAGCAGCCCGTTGAAAAGGACGCGGTTGAGAAGGACCCGGAGTCACTTCGGCTGTGGAGGGTATAACATTATCGTTTGTTGAGCCACTTTTTACAGGGGCTTCCCGCAGTGGGGTGTCCGTAGACGTTTGAACTATATCGGAGGAAGACATCATGAGTGTTAAGAGGTATTTAACGTCACCGCTGACGGGAAGATCTATTGTTGATCTTGCCAAATAGGAAGAAGAGTTGAGTACATAGAAGACGAAGAAACATCAAAATAAGTATGAGATAACTGGTTATAAGAAGGTAGACACATATTAAACATGTAAGCATGCATAATAGATTGAATTTGCTTAACGAAATGTGCATATTCTGTGCCACCATAAAAAAAAACATAGCGGCATGCAGTTTGAACATTAACTTCAATCGCTTGGTTATGAGTTAAGTTTGGTTGTTTGCGGACATAATTCAACATACTATGTATGGAATCCATGTTCAAAAGTGGAAAAACATAACAACCACAAACACGGAATTTGCGCTTTAAAAAAGAAACGTTGTTAATTGATTTGTAGACAGGATTGCCAGTTTTATCAGCATCAGTCAAACACATACCAATAGAACAAACATAAGCACAAAAACCAGCTAAAGTAAAATCGGTAAATAAATCTGTACGCACAGTAAATAAAATGTCGTCACCATAAACAACAGCGTAAACGAAACGATAAAAAGAAAGCACGTTATGGTGACGTGCTGGAACGGTACGAATATAATACATAATAAAAAGTAACAAACCAACAAAAGAATTTAAAATGGAAGTCAAACCATTGCCGGAAGGGTTGCCATGAGTTTTCATGAAAACATGATCTTTGCAGATAATAAAAGTAAAAATCAGCTCATGAAACAAAACACGTCGAACACGTGCATTTTCTGGGCCATCATCATACCACGCATTAATCAAATCGCAAACAGCAAAAATTAGTTGTGAAAGGAGGGTGCCGTCATAATGACGATAATCTCCTTCACCAACTTCAGCTGAAACAGAAACTAATCTGTGGTATAATGATTGCCAAGCTGCAGATTCTGGATTAATGCCAACAGCAACACCGAACTCCAAGCCAAAATGTACAATGAAAGCTGAAAGAGAACCCGTGTATTTACGTAATAGAAGAGTAAAATCCATTGGAGGGGAAATAAAAACACGAGTATCACCGTTTTCAATCTTAGGACGCTTAAGCAATTCGTCCTTAAGAGTACTCGTCCATAATGAAGAAATGCGCTTATTTTGTTTAGCAGCATCTTCACGATTCTTGACTTGTTGGGTCATAAATGGTGTAAGAACCCATTTTTCGTTGGTAAAATTAAGAAAAGCCATCTTACCAGGTTTGCCATGTGAAAATTGAGGCAAAACGTATGGAAAACCGGACGAGGTATGAGGATTTATACGGTCAAGACCATCTATACCATTACAGACTTCATCGTCCGTGAGAATATGTGGTTTCCAATCTAAAGATTTCATTTTGGTTAAAAGTATGTCGGAAGCCAAAGATAGATTTTGTGGATCAACACATGAATCGGGACCGCCGTACTTAGACAGGGCATTTGGTAAAATATTACACGCAGTAGTACGTCTATCTTTTTCACTAAGAACAGAAGGTATTTTATTATGTGGTAAATGGTCGGAAAAAAAAGTTGGTGTGAGTAGTGTTTTGGTAGGTTGGTGGGGAGTGACATCAGGTGGTAAAATACCACAAAACTCTAAACCCTCAACAGTAAACAATGGTTCTGTACTACGATTAGCATAACCTATAGACTCACACTCAATATTGTCTTCGCTCATCAAGGCAGCAAGCTGTTCTTGAGTAATCAAACAAGCAGCCGCCAAATTATCACCTTGCCATCCAACCAAATGAACACCTAAAATTTTAGAAACTAACATAGTGGAAAAAGCGACTAAAGGTGATCCACAATCACCACAAACAGTGTTGGCATGATATTGCCAACCATCTTGCAAGGTGTTAACTTTATCGCCAACGAGGTATGAAATAGAGCGATTCATAGGGCGAGCGGTGGTTTCAATAGCAAAAATCTTGTCTCGCCTAACAAGAAGTTGAGCAGGTAGAGTGGAATGGCGACCAAGATCAGATGTTTTAATAAAATGATGCGAAATATCCTTCAATGGATATATAGATTCAGAAGCGTCATAAAGACACCAATCCTTGCCAGTTTTACGAAGATTTCTTAAAACAATGGGCATGGAAACAATTTTATGAGCAGAATTAACAAAGTACGAAACACGCAAAATGCCCTTATTCAAAGGCGAACCTTCTTTATCGGCAAACAAATGTTCTGGAAGTAAAATATAAGAATGGCCGACAAGTAGGCCGTTAGTGGAAGAGTAAACGGAAACGCCATCTGGTGATAGTGTGGTAGCTTGTACTATGCGTGGAGCGAGAACGTCGTTGGTAAGTTGAACAGCGTTAGCATCGGAAGTGGCTTCGGCAACGCGTATTGGAGCAGCTTTAACTTTGAGTTTAGCATGATAGCGCCCAGCCATGTCGTATGACTTTTCGGGTGTAATCTCGTCATTCAAAGTAGATTGAGCAAATTCGCTTTTAAGTCTATCGATTTCAAGGTCAAAAGGTCTAGATGTAAATTCTACGTGATTGTCGCGTAAAATTTTTATAGTTTCCTCAAAGTCGCGCATAGCCATAGCGGCGTCAAAAATGGTATGAGTGGGAGATCTGATTAAGCCCAACTTACGTAAAGCAGTGTTGTATATATCGTGATAACCTTTTTGGCGCAAGATGCGTTCGGCGTAATCTTGAATGCGTTTGGCATCCTCTGGGTTAACGCCCGATCTACTAAGCGCAATGCCAATTTCGTTCACAGCATTGGACTTATGAGCAAAAAAGAAACCAGTGAGCGTGCGCACTGATGCAATAAGACCAGAAAACGCCAAGCAATATTTAGCATATTGCATGACGCTACAACCACGGCCAGCGATCATACCACCCAACGTTTCAGTAATACGGTTAA